TAGAATGTATGACTGTGCTGATCTTTGTGTAAGTACAGATTGTATAAATGATGTTAAAGATGTAGTTAAGACTTGGGAAGATTTTAAGAAAAGGATACCAGCAACTTCATCAGTCAATCGTTTATGAAAACTGAATATGTCAAAAAGATTCACACTTACCCTACAAGAGGATGACTTCGGTGATGTATACTTAAATATTCCAGAAGAAGTTGCCGAGGCACTGGACTGGAATGTAGAAGATGTGCTAGAATATAATTTAGAAGAACCTAACCTAACATTAAAAAAGAGTGATGAGTGATCCTAATCAGAATATTACAGAGTATGATCCTTGGCAAGATAATGCAGAGGCACACGAAGTACTTAATCAGTGCGTACAAGGACTAGCAGAGCGTCTAGGAGAGGTAACTAAGTATGTTTCTGATATAACTACCCCTGAGAAAATATTATATAAACCAAAAGGAGCAGAGGAGTATCTAAATATTAAGGAGAACTACGACGAGATATATCGTAGGTTAGAAGAATTAGAAGCAATGGCACATAAAGCACCTTCTACAGATCATGGTAAAAGACTTACTGCTTTAGAGGAAAAGATAAATGGGTTGTAAACCTGTTGGAGAAAGATATACAAATTCCTGTGTGAGGCAACATCCAGGTACTGCTGATGGTGTCAGCATAGAATTTTTAGAATATCCTGGTGCAACTATCAGACAAGGCAATCTACCTTACAATGTACCTGCGAGAGATGGCACAACTGTTCAGTATCAATCTGATCTAGTATGCTCGTCAGGCAATCCAGCAGATGCGTTAACTGATGGTATGTGTGGTAAGGCAAATCGCTTAAACGTTGAGTCATTACAAGAAGGAGAGAGTAGTGGAGATTGTTTATTTGTATATGACTATTACCCTACAGGTCTTTCATTTGATTTTGGATACTCTGATTCATGGTTTTCATACTTATTTGATACTACAGACAAGGCAGGTATATTAGGAACACCTTGCTATCATATAGAGACAGAGGAAACAGATAATACAGGGAGTGGTGGAGAATATTCATCATCATCTACATGTCATCCTTGTACTGCTTTTGATTGCACCCCCGCAACGACCACATTATCGTATACTGTTCCACCAGAAGGAAAAGACTCGAATGATCCCGACTGCCCTCATTCAACGTTATTTGCTATCGATACCCAGAGTCCTAAGTTATGCTTTGGTTATGACTCGCTTTCAACCACGTTACCTGATGGATGTCTAGACTTTGAGTTGTCATATGATGGTGTAACCTATACTGATAGTTGGAATGAGAATGAATTAACTGGTTCTGAGTATATTACAGCACAGAACCCCTACCAGGGTGGCGACGAGGCGTTTAATGATTTCCAGATATTCAACTTAGATGCTGGTCTTGCCACAGGTCTTAGAGTTAAATGTGAGATTAAACCTGTCTTTGATGATGCCAATGACCCAACAGTCTTTTCAGGCACGTCTTGGCGTATTACAGAGGTCTTATCACCTGGTACTGGATACACAGCTGGAACCACATTTTCTCTAAGTTATTCTCATACACACCCAGATAATAGTACAACTGTTCTTACTAACAACATAAAGGTTAAAACAGTAGGTCCAGTACAAGCAACAGAGGGTCAAGAAGGGTTTGATGTACTAAGATCAGGTGATACAATTAATGGACATATAGTAACTCGTGTATTTCATACCGATTTAGATAATTTTCCATTTCATATAGCATATCTTGATGCTTGTGGTAATAATTTTGCAAAGGATACACAGTATACATCCGATAGGAACCACGTAATTACAGCAAAAGCAGGTTGGGGTATTCCAGACCGTGCAGCATTAGTAGGATTCTTTGAGTTTATGGAGAAGTCTATACAGTATGTTACAGCAGATATAGACCAAGAAGCACCAAATAGGTTCCATGACCTGAAAGTACCACAGGTTACTATGTCTATTGTCAATGGAAAGGTAGATAATATTAGTATTGTTGATGGAGGAGCAGGTTGGCAGACTTTAGATGCTACACCAGATGTGTATATCACCGCCCCGCTAACCACCACAGGTAAGAGAGCAGAGGTAACTGCTACGTTTGTTAATGGTGCAATGACTGCTATTGCGATAGATGACGGAGGATCAGGGTATTCTTCCTCAAAACCTCCAAACTTACAGATAAGAAATGTACATAAGGTAGTAGATCGTACCTTTAGAGAAGGTAATTACTCAAGTGTATCCATAACTCAGCTCAAACAGTTCTTACAAGCACTACCAGAGGGTGATACCAGTACCAGTCAAGAGACTTTAAGATCACTTACTGCTCTTCCAGAGACATATAGTGACCAATATAAGGTAGTCGACTTTAAAGTTAAGGGGGATCCTGATAGACAAAGGGTGCGACAATTAGCTCAAAGGATGTATAGTGACACTGCTACCAACCCATTAAGGGAATTTTACCGTATTGATGACATAAATCTTGATGTGATAGAGAATAGTAATGTATTACCTACGGAATTGCTTGATATTACTAGGCAAGTGATACGGGATAGGAGTCAAGCAAACAGAACAGCACACATCGATAGGATAACTCAGAAGATTATTCCAGAATATAGTAACCATGATCAACGTTATGTTACTACTATACAGGGAAGAATTAGTGAATTACCTCATTCATCACAGTATACTAAGTACATGATGAAGCAATATAGACCAGATCCTAGAGAGAGCATAGATATTAATGTAACATTGTCATGTAGTCCCGTGGAAAGTGGGTGTGGTCATGTAACATGTCCTCCACCTTCAACCTCTTCACCAGGTCCAAACCAATCAATTAGCATGTCAGGTATGTTAGGTGATGGATGCAAACCGTGGACTGCGTCAGGAACAATGAAAATATGGAATGATTTAACCCGAGCTAGAGCAGCTTGGAGTGCAGCAATCGCTGCATATGGAAACCCTTACGATACAGGAATGTATTTACCCTAATGGCAATAGGAGCAGCGTTATTTAAAGGCAATTGTAGCGGTCATGGCACTGGTAGTGGATCTATGCACCATCCAGGACTAGGTGGAGGAACACTTGGTGGATGCCCTCACTCACCAACAGCAGGGCAAATTATCGCAAAACCCGTAGCACAGATGGATGCTGTTACAACTTGGAAGCCTACTGAGCAAAAACCCAAGACAAAATTGGAAAGAAGTGTTATAATAAACAATAAGATACCCATTATAGATAGAGATGAGCTTGTTCTTCATCCTACTAAGACAAAACACAAAACCACTTCCAGTGGTTCAAGGTGTTATACCGTCAGATCAAGTCCTGCGTGGCATTGCACGAAGGGTATATCAGGTGGTAGAGAGTCTTCAGATGGACATCAGCGTAGATGTTACTCCAGTACCAAGACAGTTTGGATTACAGGAGAACTTGCTGGTAGAATAGGTGATGATCTAGGTGAGGACACAACTGAGTGGCCTTGTCTATCAACTATCTCAGGTGGTAGCGAAGACGTTTTTATTGGAGACTAAATTATGCCAAAGTTCAAAAATGGTGGTGCATGGGGAAGTAGTGACTACATTATCCCAATACCAAAGAAGACCCGTCAAGGACGGAGTACTTTTACTAAATTAAGTGCTACTTCACGCAACAAAAAGAAGAAAGCATACAGAGGTCAAGGTCGTTGAGTATTATCAATGCAAAGAGAAATTCATCAGGTGTTAGTACAGCAGGGAAAGTAACTCCAGTAGTTCCCTATACTGGCGGGTGGATGCAGAAGAAACTCGGTAAGGAGGAGATGGATTATCTTTGGAAGTGTGTTGAAGAACATTCTCCTGAGTCCTACTCCGAATATCTTGCTGGACATTTAGAAAATAGTTTTGCATTACAAGACAAGGAGGCATGGTTCTATCTTAATACTCTTGATCCGCTAATACAAGACTTTTGTCATAACTTTGGTAACTATGGCGACAAAGTTCCCGTTAACTCAGTGCATCCTTATAGTTTGCATAAATGGTGGGTTAATTATCAGAGAGCAGGTGAATACAATCCTACGCATGATCATCATGGACTTTGGAGTTTTGTTATCTGGATGCAGATACCATACACTAATGAAGAGCAAACAAGTGATGAGATATCCAAAAAAGCGGGTGTTAATTCAGGTCATGCAACTAATGGAGCATTTGAATTCCATTACACGGATATATTTGGAAGACCATCATCTTATTGGTATGATAGTGCGAAAGATTTAGAGGGTACTCTATGTTTATTTCCGTCTATTATGAGACATCAGGTTTATCCTTTCAAAAAGGAACCAGGAAATAAGGATTATAGAATTTCTATCGCTGGTAATATCGTTCTTAATACCAATCAAAGAATACCAGTAGAGATGAATACGGATCTTTCTAAAGAACTTGATCCAAAAATGCTGGAAAGGACTCATCATGACACAAGAACGGAGATAGTAAAACCAAAACCTAATGCTAGTCGAATACTTGGGCAGTATGTATACCCCAAAGCACAAGAAATAAATGAAATTTTATTTCATACTATACAAGATAAGAGACCTCATGATGAACGACCTTATGAAGCTAATTGTACTATGACTGAGTGGGATCTTTATAGTAGTGATACTATTGTAAAAGATCTAGTAACTTGGATTTATGGTAAGATTGATGAAGAGTTTGATCCACCAGAACATGATTTAAAGACAATAGAAACATGGGGCGTTACTTATAAGAACGGTGAAAATATTGACTGGCATAGTCACGGTAACGCTACATATTCATTTGCATATTATGTTAATGTACCACCAGGGGCATCACCAATTCTATTTCGGAAACCTGATGAAGTGTTTGAAGCAAGATCTGGTAATGTTATAATATTTGAGAGTTCAAGACAGCACATGGTTCCACCTAATAATTGTGATGGTAGATGTGCTATTTCAGGCAACATTTTCCTAAAAACTTATAGAAACTAATGACACTATCAACTGAATTGAAAGTAGGCACTAAAAAATCACATAATGCCGCAGAGAATACTAAATTTGTATCTCAATTTCTTAAGGGTGTATTGAATCCAGAAGAGTACCGTAAACTAATTACGGACTTCTACTATGTCTATGAGACAATGGAGGAAAGGATTCAAGAATCTAAGGATCCTTTAGTACAACCACTTAAACAATGGAATGCAAAACTATTTCGTACCGCATTTCTCAATAGAGATCTTAGGTATTATTATGGTCCTATGTACAGGAGTATGCTGATACCATCAGAGGCTTGTAATACTTATTGCTATAGGATTAATGAAATAGCAGAGAAAGATCCATACCTTCTTATAGCACATCATTACACACGTTACATTGGTGATCTATCAGGTGGTCAAATCCTTAAGGGCATTGCTCAGAAGGCATTAAATCCCCCTAAAGGAGAGGGATTACATTTTTACGACTTTCCTATGATAGATGATGCAAAGGCGTTTAAAACCGATTACAGAGCAGTTCTGGATGGGTTAGAAGTTAATGAGCATCAGGTCAATACATTGATCTCTGAAGCAAACTATGCATTTAGACTTAACATGTATATGTTTGATGAACTTCAAGGAGATGCATCAAAAGGATTACTTAAAGTTCTCTGGGGGGTTATAACAGGAAAATGAAAATTGGTATAGAAAACAGAGGTGAGATTTCCAATTTATACCCAACCCCAATCTATTGGGTTCCTATGGTTGATAATTTTCACAATATCCAAACGGAGATTGCGGGAGCACTTGATACTATAGATTTTAAAATGAAGGAAGAATGGGGTAGTACCCATTACCTTTCGGATCCAACTTTTCAGGGGAATTTAATTGTAGAGAATAAGTTAGACGCTCTTAGAAGTGAAATTGTAAATCATTTAAATCAGTATGCTCAAGCACTATCATTTCCTCATCACGAGGGATATATTGCAAGTTCTTGGGCATCTTTGTTTAAGCAAGGAAATTATGGTCATTGTCATCATCATGGCAGTACAGACATTTCTGGAGTTTATTATTTTAAGTCAGAAGACTCTAATGGTAGGATATATTTTGAAAATCCTGTTCCTTGTATGACTTCATCGTTTGTATACAAGTCTTTATGTGAAAGACAAGAGATTGTTCCTAATGATGGGTTGCTTGCGTTATTCCCTGGTTGGTTAATGCATGGTATATCAACAAATACCACGGAAGTTGATAGAGTTAGTATATCATTCAATATAGTTTTTAATAGAGATCAAAGCAAGTATTGATTATGAAGATACAGAATTTGGATTATGGATTTCCCATGATCCTTATAGATGACTTTTATAACTTCTGGGAGATAGGACAAATATGGTCTGAGTTAAAAGAATTGACAGAAAAGGACATATTTCTAGATCCTCATCAGTCTTGGAGTGCAACTAAGCATGGTAAACTGTTAAAAAGCAATAAATGCATCCATTTAGACGAATATTACCAAGAAAATCGCAAATATTCTAAAATTATGCGTATAAATCGCAAAATTTTTGAGAAAAACGTCTTTGAGAGCAATAAATCCTTCTTTTTTAGGGATTTTATGCCATTATGTGACTTTGATGCATCATTATTATCATATTATGAGGATAGTCACTATTATAGTCCACATAAGGATTCTGCAATGGTTACTTCACTGTCTTGGTTCTTTGAAGAGCCTAAAAGGTTTACTGGAGGGGAATTATTGTTCCCTGAATACAAGGTACATATAGAATTACACAACAATAGGGTGGTAATATTCCCAGGTTTTATACAACATCAGGTTACTGAGGTTGTAATGGAGGATCAATACAAAAATCAAGGGTTAGGAAGATGGTGTATGACTCAATTTTTAGCAACTAAGTTCACTGAAAACAAAAATGTGGAGAGTCACCACGGTGGAAAACTATTTTCTTCTGAGAAGTCAGATAAATAAAAGGGATAAGACTCCCTTTTATGAGCGAAACTATAATTTTTACAAGTAATGTACCTCGTGGTAGCCGTACTGGACCTACTAATGAGGAAAAAACTGGTGTGGCAAACAGACCTGTTGACATGTCTGATAATTTTAAGAAGAATGGATGGGAGTATTGCAAATATCTAATTACAGATCCTAGATCTGATAGTTATTTGAAGAAGAGTGAGGAAGGTAAGAAAGAATGAAACCAATTTCAAGTAAAGATATAGGTGCAACTAAATCAAAGGCATTTAATGATATAGCAATTACTTTTTCTAAGAATAGGTTTACTGATGATGTTTCTCAGGTGAAAAATGCCAATTCTATTAAACAATCCATTAGGAATCTTGTTTTAACTAGAAAGGGTGAAAAATTGTTTAATGGTGAGATAGGGTGTGGTGTATTAAATCTTCTATTTGAACCTTTAGATCCCTTTATTATTGATACTATTAAGAGAGAGATCATAAATACCATTAATCAGTTTGAGACTAGAGTTCAACTAATTGATTGTGAGGCTATACCATTTTATGCATCTGGTAAAGTGTCAATATCTATCAACTATAAAGTAGTTGGACTACCAGTTGTGGAGTCAGTATCTTTTGTATTACAGAGACCTAGTTAAATGCAACCGAATAAGTTAACAGCATTAGATTTTAAGGATATACAATCCTCAATAAAATCATATCTCCGAACGAGAGATGAATTTACTGACTATGATTTTGAAGGATCTTCATTATCATATTTGATTGATGTTTTGTCTTATAATAGTTACTATTCAGCATTTATTGCTAATATGTCTATGAATGAGGCATTTTTACCTTCTGCTACAGTTAGAGATAATGTTGTCAATCTTGCTAAGTTATTAAATTATGTTCCTAGATCTGTTACTTGTGCTAAAGCATGTATAAAATTAGAAGTTCAGACATCTAAGACGAATTTAGCGTATCCTAGTTCTGTTACCTTGAAGAAAGGTCCAGTTGCAAGAGGTAGTACATATATTTGGAATATTTTACAGGATATTACTGCAGAGGTTGATACTGTAACTGGTTTAGCATTATTTGATGCTGTGACTGTCAATGAAGGATCTGTAATCAATTTCACGTATACTGTTAATACTTTCCAGACTCAAGAATATAAAATTCCTTCTGAAGACGCTGATATAGAGACATTACAGGTTACAGTTAAAGCAAACGAATCTTCTACCACCTCAGACCTCTATAACAGGGTTGAAACTGTTACTAACCTAACTGGTACAACACGTAGTTACTTCCTCTCTGAAGGCGAGGATATGCGGTATCAGGTGAGATTTGGTGATGATAGTATTGGTAGGAAATTGAAAGATGGTGAGGTTGTAAATTTTGAGTATCTTACATGCTCTGGTAATGAAGCCAATGAAGTTACTGAGTTTGATTTTATAGGTGGATTGGAAGATAGTAACCAAGTTGCTGTTGCTAATTCAGATGTAATATTAACTGCAAAAGAAAGATCCCAGATGGGTGCTTTACCAGAATCTGTAGAGTCTATCAAGTATATGGCTCCCAGATACTATGCTGCTCAGTATAGAGCAGTGACAGCACAAGATTATGCTGTCATTACTAAGAATCTTTATTCTAATGCCGAATCTGTTGTTGCTTATGGTGGAGACTCTTTAACACCTCCAATATACGGAAAAGTATACGTTGCTGTTAAAACTAAGACTGGAACTGCACTAAATGATCAATCTAAGAAGGATTTACAGACTAAATTGAGAGCATACTCAATGGCATCTATAGATCCTATAGTTATTGATCCAGATGAACTGTTCATCTATCCTAAAGTCTTTGTACTTTATGATACTGGTGTAACTAGTAATACTTCTGATATTAAGACTAATATTCAGAATGCTATTAATGATTGGGCTACCCAAACTGAGATTAATAACTTTAACTCTACGTTTAGGAACCAGCAATTCCAAAAAGCGATTACATTGGCCGATAAGGCAATTAGTGACGTTTCAGTGCAGACTTCACTACTGAAATATATTAAAGCGGATTCAAACCAGACCAATACTTATTGTATTTCTACTGGTGGTGCTCTTTATAATAGTGCTCCTAGTAATACAGATGGAGCATGTACAAAGGAACCAGTTATACTTTCTGGAAACTTTAGGACTGCTGATAGACCTGGTATCGATCAGCAATTTGAAGATGATGGGTTTGGTAAATTGAAGATCTTCTATAACACTGGTAATAAGAAGGTTTATACTAATCTTTCTGCAGGTAGTATCAATTATGATACTGGAGAGATATGTATAGGACCAATTAATATGGTAGGTTCTGGATCTAATGTTCCTGGAACTACAAATCTTAATCTAACTGATGCAGTAACTGGTTTAGGTACTGTCATTGATCCAACATTATTACCAACTACCACTGACTTACCTGTACTGTTCATTCCTGCTAACAATACAACAATTCCAGCCTCAACGCCTGGTACTGTTATTAGTGTAGTTAACCCAGAGGTTACTGTCGCACCAATTGGAACTATTCCACCTACGACAATCCCTCTAAATAGTTTGACACCAACAACATTCAATACAACACCGACTTTAGTAGAGGTTGCAACCATTACTAACACAGGTGACCCCGATTCTTCAACTTGTTTCTAAGGCTAGATGGCAAACAATACGAATAAAGTCTCCCAGTCAGTAGCGTCGCTAACTCCTGGTTTCATCGAACAGGATTACCCGCTATTTAATAAATTTATTGAGTACTATTATAGGTCTCAAGAAAAGACTGGACTGGGACAAAATATAATTAATGATTTTCTTCAATATCTTGATATTGATAAGTTAGATGTTAGTATCTTAGATGGTGCTACAAAAGTTGTGGAATCCATAACAGCAACGGATTCGGTTATAGTTGTAGAGAGTGTTGATGCTTTTTTAGAAACGAATGGATCGATTTTAGTTGGGGATGAGGTAGTATACTATGAGAAAGTAACACCTTCACCTAACATTGCGTTAAGTCCAGGTATTTCTTATGAGCAAGTTCAATTAAAATGGACAGGTCTAGCAAGTCCATTGGCAAGTTTTGATGGCACTAAACAAAGATTTCCTTTAACATCTCAAGATAATCCTATTGCTGCACCATCTGCACAGCATTTAATAGTTAAAGTATATGGTGAACTTCAAGTTCCTATCTTGGATTTCGCTATAGATGGTACTGATATAGTTTTCACATCTGCACCTAGAGCAAAGCTTGATGCTGATGATCCTACTTCTACAAGCATTACTTACTTAAGTGGTTTTATTGAGAATAATATTGTCCAAATAGACAATCTGTCCAATAGTTTTGGTGATAATAAGAGACAATTTACAATTACTAGGAATGGTGAGAGATACGAACCAGTTATCGATGAATATATTTACGCAATTTATGATAATCAACTCTTAATTCCAAAAGAAGAGTTTTATCTTGATGGAGATCAGTTTATATTTAAAAATGCTCCTTTAAATGGTAGATACTTAGAATTATTCTCTATTGAAGCACCTATACCTTCTTTTGGTTCTAATGCTGTAGGTTATGCTCGTATTGACGATAATGGTACTCTTACAGGTATTTCTGTAAGTGATAATGGCGATAATTACAAATATGAATATCCACCAAAAGTTTCTATTCAAGGTATAACTGGTAGTGGTGCATCTGCAACAGCATTAGTTAACGGTGTTAAGGGAGTTCAGTTATTGGATGGTGGTAAAGGGTATAGTGATACTAACCCACCTACTGTTGTTGTTCAGGAACCTACAAAGGATGGAGCAAAAGTTGCTCTTATTAAGGCAACTGTGGTAAATGGAGAAGTTACTTCATTAAATATAGAGAATTCTGGTAACGGATATACTTTCACACCTAGACTGACTTTTAGACAGCCTGGAGGTGCTAAACTAGGCACTCCGATCATAAATAGCGGTTCGTTTAGTGGTACTATTCCTGTTGCCGAGAGAGGTATTGGATATACAACAGTACCTGAGATTTATGTTGATGAACCAACTGGTGAAGATGGTATTAAAGCATCTTTGAGAGCAGTTTTAGATCCAACTTACGGTACAGTTGCAAGTGTTGAAATATTGAATGCTGGACAAGGGTATGAAGTAATTCCTAGAATTGCAATAAAAGATCCTGTAGGTGCTCAAGTATTAGAAACAAAGATAGATGGTGATGGTAGAGTTGTTGGTATAGAACTTTTAAGTGGTGGTAGCGGATATTTGGATGTTCCTTCTGTATACATCTTGGATGATAGAACAGATGGAACTGGTGCATATGCTGGTGGTGTTGGAGCTACTGCAGTAGCATCAATATTCAATGGTAGAATTATTGATATTAATATAGTTAATTTTGGTAGTGGGTATAGTGCTGCTGAACCACCTACAATATTCATTCAGGCTCCACCATCTGCAGAAGCATCTGCAGAAGTAGGGTTGAATCAGGTTACTGGATTTACAGTTAATCAGGGTGGAACTGAGTATACTAAAGCAAGATTTGAAGGTTGTGCTAGAGCAGCAAGTGGTATTACTGCTTATACTGAAAATGGTAATGCAGTATTCTCGAATGATACTACTGCTTCTATAGCAGAAGTTGATACTACTGTAAAATGTTTAGATCAACTGTTTATTAAGAGACTTCTTGACAAATACACAGAACAGTTCCTTCCAGACGTTCCAAGTCTAGATTACACTAAGATTGATGTTAGAAATGCTATAAAATCTATTAAAGATTTCTATTCATCTAAGGGTACATCTTTCAGTATTGCATACTTATTTAAATTACTATATGGTGAAACGGTAAGTATATCTTATCCTAAAGATCAAAT